CTCAACCCAACCTGAAAGCAGGTGCCACTCTCACTACACAGTTGAGAGTGAATACACACCTACTGACGAGCTGGGACCCACCTAGGTCTTAAATGGACTCTAGGTCTCAAGAGCACACCACTTACCCACTTACTGTGGGCAGGAGGAGCTTCAACGAAGTATTGAAGAAGCCTTGAGCCGCTGCGGTCTGGCAATTTTCTAAGTCGTGTTACGACAACATGACAAAGAAATTCCACCTTATGAAGGAACTTATTCCACCTCTCCTTAGGAGGGGGGGAAATGTCCATCCAGTAGGGTGTTTTCCAGCCGAAGTGTCCAGAGTCAATCGGCAATGAAGGTAACCTCAAATGAGGAAACTCCTTCATAACTATCGATTTCACCCGGAACGCCGTTTGGAGCCAACCCCCTTTAACAAGGTTGTTGGTACTCTCAACGGCGCTGGTGATCGACTCTGGCCGAGCCTTGTTTGGATACGATAACACGTAAACAGGAGTCACATCGTGACCCCTGAACGCGTCACAACCACAAGATTCCCTGAATCTTCCATTCAGGAAAGTCTTATCATGGTTCACCTTGAAACCAAGGATCGTAAGTAGATCCAAACATTCGCCTGCGTCCTTGGGTACGATTATATCGTCCCCAAAGACTCGGACCTCTTTCGCCGCGATACCAAGGTTATGGTGGTTCACTGGGAGCTTGCGCGCCTTAAGCACGCAAGTCACAGCTACCATCCAGAATACCAAGGTCTGCACGGGGAAAGTACACGCTGAGCCCATACAAGAAAACTTCCTCAGCACATAAGCTTTGGGAGATTTCTTGTCGATCTCGTTAGAGATCCATCTCGTCCTGGTCGCATGAAGAGCATTTAGGAGAGTATCATTTCTCCTGAAGAGCCTTTCAATAAGCCAGCACGAGACTCGGTCAGACGCTTCCGATAGATCTATCGTAAGCGATCCGTCCGATTGGGAAGCCTCGAGTGCCATCCGTTGATTCGCACTTTGATCATTAAATGTGATCGAAGCGCGTAAGAAAGGAATGGACTTAACTCGCGAGACGAAGTAGTCAAGCAACATCTGTTGACACCATTGATGAGCAGCGGGCTCTGCGGCGATAAGCCGAGGAGACTTCTGCGTCTTTGGAACAACGATAAGCTTGCTCGGATGTTCATTGACAGAGAATCTGTCAAGAATATCATCGTCCTGGACTGCCTCGGCCCATAGGTTGAAGTTGGCAAAGCCAAAATCAGCCATTGGGAAGATGCGGTCAAGCTTTCTCGGCCAGAAGGGGAAGTCATATTTTGACTCCCCTTGTCGTCTGTCCGAGACAACGCCTGGTCCATGCTTCGGTTTCCACTCGTAGGGGCTAAACACCCCAAGGGACGCCATCGTCACGTCAGCTACATTCTGTAGCATTCGAAGGGCGATGTCGCACGAGGGATAAGGTAGAACTCCTACTCGCTCTTCCCGATAGTCTGGGAAGAGGGGGAGGGGTTCTGGTTCTCCGGAGCCTTCGATGGCTTCGGCAACAGAGCGGCTTTCGCCATCTCGTTGACCCAATTCGTCACCGTCCCAATCAAGGGAAGGAGAACGTATTGACCTATCGACCTGATAGAACTTTTCAATAGTTTGGAAAGTCCTTTCATTGGTGCACTCCAGTTTGAACTTCTTGGCAACATAAAAGAGTTGTCGAAGAATCCTAACTGCTAGTACATCAGCGTCGATCCGAAGATCCCCACTACTCTCGAAAACACGCAAAACCAGCTTCCCGAATAGTCGGGGAATTGGCTTGCCCTTCCACTTCGGCCCAAAATGGGCTAAGTGGAAAGCGGTTAGGTGTCCGGATGACAAGCACTTATCAAAATGCTTGCCAGCGGTCGGAAGGGTTATCGTGAAGAACGACAGCCCTTGCGATTTGAGAGCGGAGCAGAGTCGCACATAGTCTCGACTAAACTCCTTTTGGAGGTCAGGGTACTTCATGCCGGCATCCGCGAGGATACCGTCATAGAGGCTCTGGACTAGCAAATCATAGCTTTTCATAGATAACTTCCTACTTCTAGGGGGTTTCTATCTAGGGCTAGGATCTCTCCAACTCTGGAAGTCCGTTAGGACTCCCAGCCCAGAAGTTTGGCGGCAATGCCGCCAGCCTTCACCATGTAGAAGCTCATCGCTTCTGACAGGTCAATGTCGTCAGCCGCCACACTAGCCGCCGATCGGCGAATAGTGTAGATGACTTCCGTCAATTGACCCAACGGATAAGTAGTAGTCGGTTTCACAAACCTTTGAAACGTCACAACGTGGCGCTCAAAGTCTTGCGTACCCGGCTTCACGCTATCGGTAGAGTGCCGGACTTTCGCCCGGTACGACACCAGCGTCTCGTCGAGAAAGTATTCAGACGAGTAATTATCGTTGTTGATAAGTGGGAGCACCTTGGCAGTTCCACCGGAACCGTCAAGAGTGATAGTGAGAGAAGATCCAAGCATTTTGCTGGTCCTGTTCTGAAGGTTAAGTGCAGCTACCTTCTGGTAGCAGCAAGTGCCCCCAGAATAGATAGTTGTCCTCCGTTGAGAAACGGAATGGACGCCGAAAGTGAGCCCGATCCAAGAAACCTCTCTTTGGTTTCAAGGATGCACGTACCGTCGCCCCCACTGACCCAGAGATTCTGGTCAGTGCGGGACCAAGTAGTCTTGGTTTCACGATACTGCATGATGCAGATATCGCGTGGGACCACTGGGATCTTATTGCGTTTGGCTTGGAGCCAATCGCCAATATTAGAACACCAGTCCGCCATCCATGACCATGGGAGAAGTTCCCAAACGTCAGAGATGTGCACGCCCCCGAGGCCGAAAACGGCATCGCGAGCAAGCTTGCGGAGACTCTCGTTGCTTAGATCTGTAGGGATCGCGGTTGGGATCCACCTTACGGTGCCCCATTGGCGTCCCTTGGTTATTCTCGACATCTTTCCATAGAGAATGGTAGATGAAGGGAAGGATAAAATGGACAGAACGTCCTCGTATCCGGCCGAACCAGATGCTAAGTTAAGACGGCGTGATATGCCCCCATTCTTGTACAGGTTTTGTAGCTCTTTGACACGTTGGTCAACGAGTCGCTGCCCATCAAGAAAGTTCTGAATGTCTCGAATCAAAGGCTCCCAGCCAAACTTCCATTGAAGATAGGCTCCACCAACGGTGGATCCGAACTTCTTCGGTCGGGTGGCAGCGAGATTTGACGCTTGCAATCGGAACATATTGGGGACGTCCTTAAGCTCGCCAATAAACTGCGGAATCGACGAAGCAACCCTGTTAGGATTAATCCTAACGAGGAGCTTCGAAGTAGCCGCAGCCACATCGAGCAAGGCAATAGGCTCGTGTATCGTATCTCTATCCAATTGGGTCGCGTTGTTAGCAAAGAAATTGTTAACAGTGTACTCATTGTTACCTGTCTTAAGCTTACCGTTGCAAGGGCTGATAACCCTTTTCAACTTAGTAATCTTGAGAGGGTGCACTGAGTCGCGCCCAAGTGAGTCCTCACACACATTAAGCTCAATATCACGAGTGATACTTTGGTTAATGGTGTAATTGAGTGCAGGAAGAGAGCTATTAACTCTCGTAATGTACCCATTGGTGGGATACATCCCACCGGACTGTCTACGTACACGGGTCATAGTATGGCTCACAGTTGAGACACAGGATTGTGCGAGCTCACGCTCGGAGCACCCTCATTCTGAGGGTG